TTACTGGTTTTACATGCTCTTCAAAGATTTTGAAAAAGTCTACTGTCTCAGTCATAGCAATTCCCTAGTTCTGTTGCAAGATATTTTTGATGATAATGCACAAACCCATATTGATTATGCCCATTTATACGTATCACACCATTGACAATTTCCCAGATCAGTTCCTTGTTCCAATCTTCTGCAGTAGTTCCAAGTATTGCTGATTTCATATGGACAATCTGTGGGCCATAACCAGGTGTACAATAATTATCTTCGCATAAAGCATAGATTAGATCAGTGTTAGCTGCCTCATCGTGTCCACCTTGTATTGTATCTTTTGCACTGTCCCAGTTTTCAAACGTTTTTTGTACTTCAGTAAAAAACTGTTTTGCTTCAATACTCATACGCCAATACGTAATAGCATTATAAACATCTGTTAATTTATTTTTATCAAATATCTTTCTGTACTTTCTTACTTTGCTAGGAATATTATGAAAGTCTCTACAACCAGTCGAGATCCAAACTGGCTTTGTTCTATACAAGTTCCACCAATGATCCACCGGACCGCTTACAATCATATCTGCTTCTAACTTTACAGTTTCGTGAAACGGACTAGCATGAAAAACTTGCCAATCAGTTGTCCATCCACCTGTATTACCATAAGGAAACTGTTTGACATAATCAAATAATGGATTGTTGTATTCAACATCAGTGAGTAAACATATTTTTACATCTGGATGCCAATAACGCAGACTTTTTGCTAGTGTTTCAGCACATGCAATATAATCTTTACTACCAACTATTAAGTACCCTCTACCTGCTTCATACGGCATAGAGCTTCTCCAGATATTCTTTGCCCATAATATGCAGGTCGTTGTGTTCAATACATAAACGTCTGGTAGTGTGTTCTAACCACCATTTTCCGTCATATGCAACTTTGATTTTTGGATCAACATTAAATAATGGCCAAGGTATATCACATTGTTCAGTGCCTGTACCATTGCATATGAGTAATGCAATACTCAAAGCAAAATCGTTACGAAACTGTCTTACGTCAAATTCAAATATATTTGCATAATGGTAGTAATTTTGCTCAACCATTTTCCAACAGTCAAATACATCATTGCTAAATGTACTTTTGTCAAAAACAACAACAGTAGCCCACCACATGTGAGTATTTTTCATACCAAATTTTTCAATATGTTTATTCTTAAACACAGGTTGAACAGTTTTATGTGCAAAAAAAGACTGGGTAGAGTTAATACAAGTTAATAAATTACTACTATTCAACATATAATCGGTATCTAGTATTATAGTTCTTTGATATGGTGTATAATCAAATGCATGACTACGTCTGCCATTATACCATATTCGTGATTGGTGACGATTTTTATTAGTTGGTTTCTCAACAATTACTTGTTGGTCGTATAAATCTGTGTCTAGTTTAATATCAGTTACAAGGCTAACTGGAATATTGAGATACCTTTTAATTCTTTTTGCACATTCATTTGCGAGTAATGTATATTTTACTTCGCTATCAAATGCAAATAGTAAAGCACCAGTGGTCATCTGTTTTTAGACACTGCTTCGTATTCATCTAGCCAAGCGTTCATTTGTTCTTGCCATAGTTGCATTGCATGATTATACAAAAGTTCTGTGTCTACTTTCACGGGCGTATCATAGATATCTTGTAATACTGCTTCACCGTCACATAGTTTACATATGTTTAATATATCTGGGCCAGCACGCCACATACCACCGTTAAAAGCAAAAATCATTTTTGCTTGATAGGTTTCTTTCAACACAAGCCTTGCCTGTTTATGGTCAAATCTTGTACGGATTCTTTGTCTCAAGGATTCTGTGTTCATATTGTACTTAGTCATAAAAAAACCCTAGTTAATAAAAACCAGGGTTTGTAGTATTTGTTATATTATTATGACTGTGACCAACTTGGTGTGTTTTGTGTAATTGTTCCCCAAGTGTCTGAAATATTTGATGTGCTTGGTGGACGTACAGTAGTAATTTGTGATAATGTTCCGTCAACGTTGTCTGGTGATGCTGGATCTGGCGGAGTATAGTCATCTGATAAGTCTGTGTAAATTGTTAACACTGCACCTGACACGCTATATGAAACTTCAATTTCGTTAGCACCATATGTGCCTGATGGTACCTGTTTAAAGTTTAAACTTGGTGTTGCATTCAGTGCATAGTAACCTTCGGTTGTTGTGAGCGTAGTTGGTGTGCCTGACCCACCAATCTTTGTTAATCCTGTGTACGCAACACTGTTTATGGTTTTACTTGCGGCTGCACCTGTAAGTACCAATGTACCAGCGGCAGTTAACAAGTCAGACCATGTGGTATTCTGTGTACTTGTAGTACCACCTGTTCTACTCCATGACAAACGTATTTGTCCTCCTGCATTAAAAAAGTATCTAGCGGCGTTAGCACTGGCAAAAGTAATTGTTTTTGATACTGTTGAACTAGTGTTCCAACCTGATGTTGAACTTGTTGTTACAGATGCGTCACTTCCTTCTGCGGCTGCATTGTTTCTGTTTGTGTTAACTGCGGTAATGTTTGCACTTAATGCCGCATAAGCCGCAATAGTGTCACCTGCTGATGGTGCTGAAATTCCTGTAATTGTTGTTCCTTGATGTGATGCTAATGAAGCATTTCTAGCAACTAGGTTTGCCCAACTTGTAGCTGTAACTGTTGCTCCAGCGGCTACTGCTGGTAATGTAGATGTTTGCCCGTAGCCTTTATCGCCTGTGCCCGAACCCCATATTGAGTTTATATTGTTTACGGAGTTGTCGCCAGAGCCGGCTGCGTTACCTGTAGCGAAAATATTGTAGTCATCGTCTACAATGGTGTTGCCTGCTGAATATGTCATTTATTTACTTTTCCTTTGTATTAGTATTTCTACGCTATAGTTTACGGCGTTCCCTTTCGAGTCAGTTTTTACACCTTAGTTGCCCACGTCGTGTACTTTTACCATAGCTGGTTATTTTATAGTCATATTTATTTTACTTAGACGATCTTCACAATCGCTTCTATGCTACCAAAACCCTCGTCTGTTTTGCTTTCTAGAGCACGTCCAATTACATTGAAACTTGTAATCTCATCTAAGTTTGCGGCTCTTGCAGTTCCGTTTCCGGCACTTACAAGTCTGTCACCTTTTGTAACAAATCCCATTACGTTTACAGGTACTCTTCCACTCATTGCAATTGGTGGATGTGTAGCATTTGATCCTGCATTGCCGTTCATCAAGTATGCTGGTTGTGTTGATACAACACCAAATACTTTGGCACTTAATTCCTCAACGCAAAGTGTAATCTCGTTCACACCGCCTAGTTCAACTATTGTTCCTGGAGCATATTCTGCATCTGCATGAAAACGCTCAGCCATATCAGCATATTGTGCTGATGTTGCCTTAGCATGTACTGTGTTAAATGCTAAACTAGCGGTACCAATGTTTCCTACACCGTCTGCTTGTAGGTTTGTTATGTCTCTTACGCCTACAGTTGCAGTTGCACCGTCAATCTGTATACAGGTAGTTGTTACACCACCATCGTTTACAGTTAAAATTGTATCACCATCAGATGTTTGGTTGGCTATAGTTACATCTGATCCTGAAACAAACATTCTTCCGTCACTGTCTGCACCT